TGTCAGTTTCTAACTTTAGAAAATTCATTACAGCTTTAAGAGGATTAAATAACTATTACTTCGATCCAGGATCAATTTCAAACAGAACAGGTATCCTACAAATAGCTTATCCTTTCCAAAATGTAAAAGTTGTTGGTACAGCGGGAATCACGGGAGATCGTATAGCTTTGATGCCTGATGCTTACGCAGTAGTAGGAACTGATTTACTAAGTGATGTAGATAACTTCCAACTATTCTACGACATTAATGCAGACCAACTTAAACATAGATTAAAATCTAAGTTAGGAGTTCAAGTAGCATTTCCGGAATATATTGTTAGTAACAACAGAAACTAAGATAACCAAAACCAATAGGGGGTCTTTTATTAGGCCCCTTATATTAATTAACTAATAAAACCAATAAATTATGGCATGTAATATTACAAGCGGATTTACTTTAGCATGTAGAGACAATAGCGGAGGAATAAAAAACATTTATATTCTTTCTGGATCTACTCCAACGATAACAGAAGCGTCAGAAGGTTTAATTAGCAACTTATCAGGTAGTGGTGTCTTTTACAAGTTTGAATTGACTAAAAATACAGGAGACTTTACAGAGACTCCAACAGTAAGTTTAGAAAATGGTACAGTATTTTACGATCAAATACTTAACGTAGCATTTCACAAATTACAATCGTCAATTAGAAACCAAGTTAAAGTACTAGCTCAAAACCCAGATATAAAAATAGTAGTTGAAACCAATAATGGTGTTGAGACACCTTATACAGGAAGATACTTCTATATGGGTAACAGAAGAGGAGCAAGTCTTTCAGGAGGAGCAGGAACTAGCGGCCAAGCTTTTGGTGACGCTAATCAGTATGCTCTAAGCTTTCAAGGACTCGAAGTCGAGCCTGCGGAAGAGATACAAACTTCAACTGGAGCTTTAACTGACGCACTAACTGGATATACAGTAGGCTAATTATACAATAACTAAAGGGGAATGGTTTTAAACTATCATTCCCTTTTTTTTAAAACGAATTAAATGATTAACTTAATAAAAGAAGGTACTACTAATACTATAGCAATATCGCCTATAAGTAAAAGTTTATACCATGATTTAGCAAGTGGATCATTCGACTTAGATTTTACACAAGACTATGATCAGTCCTCTGGTAGTATAAATCTATCAAAACTAGCACCAGTACCGGCAGGTTACTATAATAACTATTTACTTTTTAGTTTAAGTAGTAATGACGTACCGGCTTATTCTGGTTTTTATACCTATAATCTTGTAGAGGGTATAGCAGGAGCTGCAAGAATATGGCAATCTACTACGGATACATGGGCAGCAGCTAACTATAATTGGGATGCAACAGAAGTTGTAACTAATAAAAGAACTATAGATTCAGGTAGATTAAAAGTTGTAGGTACCGACAAACCTTCGTATATTAGTTATACAGGGGCTAACCAAGACGGCCAATATACAACTTATAATAGATAAATTATGGCAAAGAATAAAAATAAAATGCATTTTGCTAAAGTAGAAAGGTTTAATTCAGAGCAAGTAAACTTTCAAGAAAAAGTACAAGGCAAGTATGTGAAGAGTGGTAATGATAACAGGTTTCCACAGTATCTTATAGAGTTATACAATAGATCTGCTATACATGCAGCTTGTGTAGATTCTATAGTCCATGGAGTTATAGGACAAGGATTAACAGCTAACGATGAAGTTTTCTTAGAGCATGCAAATAGTAGAGGAGAAACGTGGAATGATATCTTTAAGAAAGTATCCTTAGATTATATACTACACGGTAGCTTTGCATTAGAAGTTATTTACAGTAGAGATAGAACTAAAATAGCAGAAGCATATCATATAGACTTTTCAACTATAAGAGCTAAAGAAAAAAATCATAGAGGTATAATACCTGGTTATTATATTTCTAACGAATGGAAAGTATTTACAGCTCATACGGACGACAATACAATGTACTTACCAGTCTTTGATACTAGAAAATCAAAAGAAGAGCCAAGTCAAATCTTTGTCGTACACAACTACAGACCAGGTCAACAATACTATCCGTTACCTGCTTATAATGGCGCCCTTAGAACCATTGAGTTAGATGTAGAAACGTGTAATTTCCATGTTAATAACATAAAGAATGGTTTAGCACCAAGTTTAGCTATAACAACTTATACTAATGGTAGTTCAGACGATGTTGAGTCTATAGAGACTATGTTAAGAGCTAACTATGGTGGAACTGAAAATGCAGGTGCATTAATTTACATGGATGTAGATAGTCCAGAAAATAAACCAGACATTACACCTATACCCCAAAATGGAGCTGATGGTTATTATACTGCAATTAGCGATATGTCGATTCAGCAGATACTAACAGCCCATAGAATTACATCTCCTATGTTATTAGGAATTAAAACTGAAGGTCAGTTAGGTGGTAGAGCTGAACTAATAGATGCTAGAATATTATTCGAACATAACGTTATCGAGCCATTCCAGCAACAAATATTAAGACAATTAGAGGGTATTATGCAAGTTAATTACCCAGACATGGTCTTAGGAGTACAAACTCAAACTCTTTACGAAGATGGAGAAGTAGAAGAAGATGTAGTAACTTCAGTAGAGGTAACTGATTCAGAAGCTGAACAAGTAGAAAGATCAGATGAAACTAACGTAGAAGACGTACCAAGAAACTTAGAATAAAGATATGACAAATACATTCTTAATATCAGAAACTCAAATACGTAATTATACAGATATCGAAGATAATGTCGATACTGCATTAATTAAAAACGGTATAAGAGAAGCACAAGATATAAAATTACAACCAATTATAGGTACTTTACTATATGAAAAACTTACTTCTTTAGTAGATGCAGGTACAATAGGAGATAGTGCTAATGCTAACTATAAGACATTGTTAGATAGTTATATTCAAAATATGCTTATATATGCAGCTTACTGGTATATCTTAGATTCAATATATATTAGAAGTAGAAATAGTGGATTACTAATTCCGGACGGAGGAGAGCAATCTATTGCAGCTGATAGATCAATGTATAACGTTAAAAGACAAGCAGTACAAAATAAAATGGAATTCTATTCTAATTTATTAACTGACTATATTATAGAAGAACAAACTTTATTTCCAGAGTTAAATGCTTCAAACAAATTATATGACTTAAATCCTGACTACGATGAAAAGTATGGTAGTCCTTTCGTTTTTAACCATAAAGGTAAAATGACAAGAGAGTTTATAAGAAGAGGATATAGAGTATACGACACAAGATATAAACAATACCCACAATAATTATGGCAAATTATAACTTAACCGCACAACAAATAAAAGATACTTTTGGGCAATTGGCTCAGGTATCTGCTTCTATCGAAGGAGGAGTAGCAGGATCAGGAGTATTAGATGGTACAGGAAGTAGAGTAACTACTTTACACGCTACAGCTTCTAATGCTTTAAATTCAGTAACCTCATCTTTTGCTTTAACAGCTACAAGTGCTTCTTATGCTGCTAATGGTGGAGTAACTTCTATTATAGCAGGAACTAACGTAACTATTTCCCCGGTAGGAGGAAAAGGAGCAGTTACAATAAATTCTTCAGGTGGTGGTGGAAGTGTAGACACAGGGTCTCTCTTAGTAACAGCAAGTAATGTAGATGCTACTATAACTTATACTAAAGGAGATGGTTCAGTCTTTACAAACACTATTAATAACGTTGCTTTTTCTACAGAAGCAGAAGATTTAGTTATTACAGTAAAAAATACTTCAGGAGGAACTTTAGCTAAAGGTACAGCAGTACATGCAGTAGGAGTTACCGGACAGAATGTAGATGTTATTGCAGCTTCTAACGATTCAGCTTCAGCTATGCCAGCAATTGGTTTACTAAGTGCAGAATTAATAAATAACTCAGCCGGTACTTGTATTATAGCAGGTAGAGATAAGGGGTTAAATACAAGTGGTTTAGTAGCTGGTGCTTCAGTATACGTCAGTACAGGTGGAGCTTTAACTTCTACTAAGCCTACAGGTTCAGCTTTAATTCAAAATATTGGTACAGCAGCTAAGATTGATGGAACAGATGGAGAGATAATAGTCCAAGGTAGTGGAAGAGTCAACGACTTACCTAATCTTGCAAATAACTATGTATGGAAAGGTGATGCTAATGGAGTTCCACAAGCAGTAAATCAATCTACTTTATCAGTAGCTTCAGCATCTTATGCAGTTACTTCCTCTCACGTTACAGATCCTAACATAGCTTACATAAATAAAAATAACACATTTACAGGAACTCAATCGTTTAACAATATATCAGTAGCAGGTACAGGTAGTTTTGGGTATTTACAAACAGTAACAGGTTCAGCTAAGATTATTGGAGATGCATTTATTATTCTTAACAACGATACTCCAACTCAACAATACGCAGGTCTTGTAGTTCAAGATTCAGGATCTGTTTTAACTACTTCTTCTCTTCAGTGGGATGGAGGTAATAACGAGTGGTTCTTAGAATATAGTGATGATGGTGGAGTAACAGCAGAACACGGTATAGCATTATTTGGACCAGAATATGCAACTAAAGGTTCACCAACTTACTTAACAAATAACAAAATACCTAAGTCAGACGGAGGTCATCACTTAAACGATTCAAGTTTAACAGATAACGGTTCAGTCGTTACTGCTACTGCTAAATTAGTATCTACAACAGAACTTGCAGTAGGTCAATCAACATCTCCGGTTAATTTCCCAAGTAGTTACTTATACTTAGATACAACAGGATTTGGAAATGGTTACTCTGGTTATCAGATAATTAACCAAAGATCTGGTAGTACTGCTTTAGCCGGTCAATTAGAAATGACTACGTTTAGTGGTTTAGATGGTAGTAATCCAATATTTGGTAATAAGTTTAACAATAACTACCTATGGTGGACATCAGAAAACTATCCAGAGTTTAATGTAGCTCGTAAACTTGTAGCAGAACAAGGAATGGATTTATCTGGATCAATAGGTATAAACGGATCATTAACAGGTTCTTTAAACCTAAACGGTGCAATAACTTCTACAGGAAATATAACTGGTAATAATATAACAGCTAATGGATACCTTTATAGTGTAGCTGGTGCAGTTACTTCTGGTACTGGTATACAGGCTGGTTATGCAGGTTCAAGTGGTAATATACAAATTAAGAATTCATCTAACGGAGGATTACAGTTTCCAAGTATAGAACCTTTTACAAATACTACTGCTTATCCAAGTATGTATGCTTCACTTAAGATACAGGATACTAATCCAACAGGTTCTTCTCCTACACAGCCAGTAGCAATGGAATTAACTGCTTTTTCAGGTAAAGACGGTGTATATCCAGTATCTCAATTTAGATTAGGTCCTAATGAAGGTGTATCGGGAGGTAACACAGTAATGTGGTCTTCACAAAATTATCCTTGGGTAACTTTTGATAAGTCAGTCGACTTTAAAAGTCCTGTAACGTCTTCGGCAATAATAAGTGCATCAGCCGGTATTGTAGCAGGAGCTACTTCTAATTTTAATAATGTACATTTAGATGGTAATTTACAAGTAACAGGAAGTTTACAGTACGAAGGTACATCAACAGGTAAACATCGAACGTTAAGTATTGTATCAAGTACAGCTTCTTTAGATCCATCAACAGGAGATTACTTTACTTTAACTTTAGTAAGTGGTAGTAATACTGTTGTAAATGTAGGATATGCAGATGCAGGTAGAGGTACAACTTTTGTATTAGAATGTAAGCAACCAAGTCCTGCAGGAGGAACTATTAGTTTTATAAATGCTAAATTCCCTGGAGGTGTAGCACCAACAGCATCACCTGCCGGTGCAGACATTTATACCTTTGTAGGTATTAATGGTGGAGATTCTTACGGAGTACAAACAGCTAACTTTATATAATATGCCTTTAGTAGCACCATTTGGTTTTTACGGTCAAGATGCAGCAGCAGGACCTTTTGACTTTGTATTTGTTGAAAAACTTACAAACATAGGTAGTAATGGTAGTGAGGGACCTGCATTTTCTAATGCAAGAAACCAAGATATAACTTATAATTCTAACGAGAGTAAATGGTATATAATAGCTACAGGTGGTAGTACTGATACTTATCATTATGATTATACCTACCCTGGTAAGACAGGTGGTTATATAGGTAAGGCTAATCCAAGATTTAGTAACAGAGGTATAGTATGGAACGGTACAGAATATGTAGAAACATATTTTCAAAACACAAGTGGTACTAAAGAGAATCCAACAGGTCTTGCAAAATACGATCAAAATACTGCAGGTACAGGTTCTTTTGATTTAAATGGAACTCCGATACTTGGACCTACACCTCCTCAAGAGCACAAAAATATAGCTTATGATGCTACTAACGATATATATGCTTTAGCTGGAGCTGAGTCAGCAGACTCAATACAATTTACAGATGGTTATTCAAATAACTCTCTTTTTAGTTTCTCAACTGCTGTTACAAGACCGACTGGAGTTGATTTTTCAACAACTTACAGTAAACTTTTTATCTTATTCAGAGACTTAAGTAGTGGAGATGGACAGCTTGATATGTACGATTATGACTTTGATAACCCAGCCGCACCTAATCCGGCTACTCGACAATCATTAATACTGTCTGCAAGTGATATAGGTTCTGCAGGAGGTAATGTATTTAGACTATCAGGTTTAGCTGTAGACAATGTAAACAATAACTTAATAATACTACACAGTAATGCAGGTTCGGGTACTACTCAAAATAGATCAGAAGGATTTGTATATAGCTTAAACGGATAA